GTGGCTGAAATGTAACGGCGCAGCATTTTCTTCTGAAATGTATCCCAGACTGGCAAAGGCCTACCCCACCAATAAATTACCGGATTTACGGGGTGAATTTATTCGTGGCTGGGATGATGGGCGAGGAATTGATGCAGCACGCGCTTTATTGAGCATTCAAACCGGGATGTTGGAAAAACACCGCCATATTGTTGTAGCTAACGATGGATATGACACAAAGGATGAATGGGAGTTGGCCACGATTTTCAAAAAAACATATACACAAGGCAGGGGGCTTGATGCCACAAATACAGGAGGGAGTTTGATTCCATCACCAACGCTTCATTCACGAGGAAGTATTGGTAACACAGGTGGTAGTGAAACCCGCCCCCGCAATATTGCATTTAACTATATCGTGAGGGCGGCTTAGTTATATTCAACTGGCTGCTGCCAGTGGTATTTCCGGCCAGTTGATATCTGATGCCATGTTTATATCCATTGCGTTCAGTGCGTCTATATAATCCAGCACGGCGTTAAGCCGGGTGGTTTCTGCCTGCGTCAACTTCCGCCCGGCCTGCAACTTCAACTGAATCAGACTAATGGAAGCCATTGCAGTATCAATCAGCGACTGGCGCTGTGTTTCTGCCGCTTCTACTGCGGCGCTATGCTGTGCCTCGGTATCCGTCACCCATTTTTCACCATCCCATTTATCGTATGGTGTTAACGGGGCGATAGTGGTTGTATTTTTCGGGTAGTCACCCAGCGTCGTGATTTCTTCGGTGTTTCCCGTATCAGTGCTATAGACGGTTTCACCACGATGATCTGGCGTATACTCCCATGAATTTAAATTCTCCGAACGGCGGATAGCATAGCCCGCTTTATGTGCGCCCGGGGCATCTAAACAGGAATTTGCCGGAATACCGACACCCGCAGCAAGATATTCAGTTGATTCGGAAATATATTCCCGTGTCTCACCATCATAGTTATAAACGACGATGTTTCCTGCCTGTACGGCAATAAGGTCATCATTTAATATCGCGTTATTCATTATGCGGTTCTCACAATATAATTGAAGGCAATATTGCGTGGGCGGGTTTCATTCCCCTCTGAGGATTCCGTTCTGTATTGACTGGTAAATCTACCGTTAATTGCACCTTGCCGGACGGCGTTATCTGTCGACAACAGACTATCCCCTCCTTTGTCATTTGGCACCAGTACCGTGTTATCCCACGCATCCCATGACCGAATATTATGATAATGACTTCCTGTTAACCACCCCTGCATGCTTAAGATGCCCCTTCCGGCATCCACCCCGCGCCCATCATCCCAGCCGCGAATAAATTCACCCCGTAAATCCGGTAATTTATTGGTGGGGTAGGCCTTTGCCAGTCTGGGATACATTTCAGAAGAAAATGCTGCGCCGTTACATTTCAGCCACCCCGTTGGCGGTGTTTCTAAGGGCCATGGAACAGGTACACCAACGGGCAGCGCAGAGCCTTCCCCCAAACCAACGTTTTCATGCTGCCCTTACGATGTAATTAAACGCAATGTTATGGGGGCGTGTTTCAGATGCTGTGCGAACTGAGCGAGAGGCGTCGAATGTCCATACAGAAGCACCATATCCTTCAATGATCTCAGTTGGTTGTAAGCCTACTGATAATATAGAGTCAGTTTGACTAAATGGTCCTGAATTAAACGCATCTTTAAAAAGCTGAGTACGCCCAAAAGTGCCAACTATATTCTGAATAGCGTCAGACTGTGCAGACAGTAGGTTGCGCCCATTATCAACGCCCCGTCCGTCATCCCAGCCGCGAATAAATTCGCCCCGTAAATCCGGTAATTTATTGGTGGGGTAGGCCTTTGCCAGATTGGGGTACATTTCAGAAGAAAATGCTGCGCCGTTACATTTCAACCACCCCGCTGGCAGCGTGGCTGAGGGCCATGGAACGGCCACACCAACAGGCAGCGCCGAACCTTCCCCTAAACCAACGTTTTTATGCCGCCCTTACGATATAATTAAAGGCAATATTACGAGGACGGTTTTCATTAGCTGTTGGCACGACACGAGAGGCGTCGAATCCAAGGTCATCGGTTTTGCCTATATCAGTTGTGTTATTCGGCATTCTCGCAGATCGTGTTCCTGCATCGTAAAAAGCCCCTCTGATTGCATCAAAAGACATGCCGATCCCGCCATCTGCGAACCCCTCAATATTTCTTATTGCATCCCCCTGTGAAGATAATAATTGTCGCCCGGCATCCACACCACGTCCGTCATCCCAGCCACGGATAAACTCACCCCGTAAATCCGGTAATTTTAACGTTGGGTAAGCCTTTGCCAGTTTGGGGTATTTTTCAGAAGAAAATGCTGCTCCGTTACATTTTAGCCACCCCGTTGGCGGTGTGGCTGAGGGCCATGGAACAGGTACACCAACGGGCAGCGCAGAGCCTTCCCCCAAACCAACGTTTTTATGCCGCCCTTACGATGTAATTAAACGCAATGTTGCGTGGGCGATTTTCATTTGCAGTTGGAACAATTTTTGAAGCATCAAGGCCGATCACTTTTGGGTAAACAGCGCCGTCTGCCCTTTCAGTCACCATACTTTTGACTAAGGAGAAATAACTATTGTTTGTGGAGGGATTTAAAGGCACCACAGCCCCCTTAAACGTGCTCATTCCTTCCCATATTGAATAATTTTCAGTATTTACAGTTCTGAACTCACCATAGATATTACGTATGGCATCGCCCTGAGCTGATAATATTGCTCTCCCCGCATCCACACCACGCCCATCATCCCAGCCACGGATAAATTCACCGCGTAAATCAGGCAATTTATTTGTCGGGTAAGCCTTTGCCAATTCCGGGTATTCTTCAGAAGAAAATGCTGCGCCGTTACATTTCAGCCACCCCGTTGGCGGCGTGGCTGAGGGCCATGGAACGGGCACTCCAACGGGCAGCGCAGAGCCTTCCCCCAAACCAACGTTTTCGTTTTTATCCCTACCTATACCAACTATGTATTTTTCACGAAACAAAGAGGATGTTTTTTATGCAAATTGGCTATATTCGTGTGTCAACAAATGACCAGAACACGGATTTACAACGCAATGCACTGAACTGCGCAGGATGTGAACTGATTTTTGAAGATAAAATCAGCGGAACGAAATCAGCCAGACCGGGATTGAAAAAACTGCTCAGAACGCTATCAGAAGGAGATACGCTGGTTGTCTGGAAGCTGGACAGACTGGGCAGAAGTATGAAACACCTGATTACGCTTATTGAGGAATTGCGGGAAAAAGGTGTTAATTTCCGTAGTCTGACGGACAGCATTGACACATCAACACCCATGGGGCGTTTCTTTTTTCACGTCATGGGGGCTTTAGCCGAAATGGAACGTGAATTAATTGTAGAGCGTACACTGGCCGGACTGGCAGCAGCACGCGCACAAGGACGCATTGGCGGACGTCGCCCGAAGTTGACAAAAGAACAACACGAGCAAATAGCGAGGCTGATTAAAAACGGTCATGACAGGAAACAACTGGCGATCATTTACGACATCGGCATATCGACGATTTATCGTTATCACCCTGTAGGCGATATACAGGCTGAAGAAACAACCAGGCAGACTCAGGAAAATGAAAACCGCTAATCTGACCATTAGCGGTTTTGCGTTAATCAAAACAGCCCTTTAACGGAGCTGGCCGCGCTGTTAAGGGATGATGTGACCTTATCTTTGAAGCCGGACAGCATATCACTGAACGATGAGGATTGCAGGCGCTCCCGCAAATCCTCATCACAGCGTTCAAGAGTCAGTGAAAATTCTATCTTTTTCGCCTTACCGTAGCGATCAAACTCGGAGCGGGTCGTATTCGTTTCAGTCAGTACATACATGCCGTAAATCTGCCCGACACCATCAATCAGAGGCCAGGGGCGTCCTGTATATGCCTGCGTGGTCAGCAGCGAAAGCGACACTTCGCCACCTGTAATTTCAGGATAAAGCACGCCAGAAAGCACGATGCGATCATCACCTGCACCGATATACTGCCAGCTTGCTGAGCGGTTTACGCGCTCATTTTTCACATGCCGCCAGCTTTTGTTTTGCTGTAACTGCTGATGCGGCAGTGTGCGCAGCTCAAAAACAAACATGCCGTAGATCATCATCATGATCATGACTCCTCAATCTTTATCGTAAAAACTGCCACGTCCGGCACGGGCGCGCCGTTCCACCTCTGCCCTGACCATTTCACCGACCAGTTTCGCCAGTTCGCGGGGATTCTGCGTAACAACGTTATGCAGATGAACATGAATTTCACCGCCAAATCCGGAGGCAACAGGCTCCCGGTTACGGGAAGTTGCAGGAACTGATGCCACTGGCGATCGTATGGCCTCCGCCACCGGGCGGGAGCTGGCCGCAACAACAGGGACCAGCGCCGGAGGCAGCGGAGCCGGGACCACGGGTGTGATATTAATTGCGGGGGCAGGCTTACTGACCTGCGCAATCTTCCGCTCCTGCCACTCCCCACGAACAGCAAGTGCGCGGGGCAGGTTCTTAAAGACAATATCGCCGGGGCCAATGCGTTTTTTCGTCTCATCAACCAGCTTACCTGTGTTATCAGCAATTTTGCTGAGTCTGCGCAGCGTACCGGTATTGCTGTCTGTGAGCGGTTTATTGTCTTTGGGTTTATCACCTCCGGTGCCATTGCTATTTTCCACAGGCTTCGGCGGATTGATTTTCGCCAGGTCCCCCTGAAGCAAGGCAACCTTGTCCTGAAGAATGGCCGCACGCTGTGCGTCTTCGATTTTCTTTCTCGCCCTTTCCGCTTCATCCGGAAGCACACCGAGTTTTTCAAGTATCCACGCCAGCGTATCCAGCAACATTTTTGCAGGCGTCAGAACAAGCTGTAGCGCGCCACCAAGAACGTTACCGAATATCTCGCCAGCACTGGTACATTTATCCAGCGTTTCCTTGCTGGACTCCATCGGTGACAGCAGCGATTTAAACCAGTTAAACACCTGGCTGATCCCGCTTCCGATTGCGTCAAAAACAGGACCAAACCGTTCAAAGGTTTCGCGCAACGGGGTCAGCCTTTCCATAATCCCGCTGAACACCCCGGCAAAAAATGCCCTGATGGGATCCCAGTATTTCCAGATAAGAACAGCAGCTCCGGCAAGCGCAGCCACGATAAGACCAACCGGACTGAACAGCGCCCCGATAGCGCCTCCCAGTAAAGAAACGGAACCCGTCAGCATTCCCCACAGCGCAGGCAACACCCTGACGACATTCATTGACCGGGTAAGAATGTCAAAACCAAGACGCAGGGTGGCCAGCTTCCCGTAAAGCACCCCAATAACCAGCGACAACGAGCCAATCGTTGCAGTCATTGCCAGCAACGCACCGCCTGCTATCAGTAGCTGGCGCGTCAGTACCGGAT